CAGGTTTTAACTTCAGGCGGTAGCGGTGCAACTCCTACATGGACAACCCCTACAACTGGAACTGTCACAAGCGTTACGGGTACAAGCCCTATCGTTTCTAGCGGTGGTAATACCCCTGCTATATCTATTCCAGCCGCTACAACTAGCATCAATGGCTATCTTACAAGCACCGATTGGACTACATTTAATGGTAAGCAAGCCGCATTAGTCAGCGGTACAAACATTAAAACAGTCAACGGAACAACCCTATTAGGTTCAGGCGATTTAGGAACAATTACTTATGCCTATGGCGGTACAGGACAAACTACAGTAACTACTGGCGATTTGCTTTATGGATCGGCCACTAATGTTTGGTCTAAATTGGGCATTGGAAGTACTGGTCAAATTTTACGAGTAGTTTCAGGCGCACCAGCATGGGGTACAGACTACACAGGAACGGTCACATCTGTAAGTGGAACTGGAACTGTCAGCGGAATATCTTTAAGCGGAACAGTTACTTCTAGCGGTAGCTTAACGCTTGGCGGTACATTAGACCTATCTAGCCCACCTGCTATTGGCGGCACAACCCCAGCAGCTATTACTGGAACTACCATTACAGCTACTAAGTTTGTAGGGGTATCAGGCGGCACATTCTAATGTTTGCAACAGCTTTTCAAGTTAATGCGTTTCAAAACAATGCCTTTCAGGTATATGTTGCTCCGACCCCAACTGGTCAAACTGGTGGGGATGGATGGACAAAAGAAGAATGGTTACGGGCGCAAAGACTTACCAAGAAAATTGAGGCTCGCCAACGCCAATTAGAGAAGGCAACTAAAGACGCGAACGCTTCTCGTAAGCAAGCTATTCGCGATTTAGTATCGCCTGTTGCAAAAGTTAAGAGAACTAAAGTACAATCAAAACAAGAGGTTAAAGCTGATATACCGTTAGCTGAAACAGAAGAATTACAACGGTCTATAAGCTACCTTGAAAGACAAAAGGAAAACATCCTTGCGGCAGTAGCTTACAGAAAACAGCAAACTCTTATACAAGAGCATTTGCGAGTATTGGAAGCCAAACGCCTAGAGGAACTAGACGATGAGGAATCCATATTAATACTTCTACATTAAGTGCAGACGCACAATATAGATTAGGTTACGACCACTTACACGCTGGCAGATACGACCAAGGATTTCGATTATTCGAATACCGCTGGCATCCTGACATTATTGGTCAGCAGACAAATGGATATGGCCCTGCGTTAAAAATGCCTGTATGGAGGGGTGAATCCTTATTAGGGAAAACCATTACAGTACAAATGGAGCAAGGTTTCGGTGACATTATTATGTTTGCCCGTTTTTTACCTGCATTAAAAGCTTTGGGCGCAAAACAAGTAACAGTATTACAGGAAAGCACACTTCATCATCTATTAGGTCAGCTAGATTGCGTAGATGTATTCACTAATGACCTAGAAAAAGGCGCAGCAACCGAATCTGACTACTGGATTGGGTCAATGTCACTGCCTTATTACATTAGTTTGTCGCATCCAATGGTTAAGTCCATGTTTCCATTGAATAAAAAGAAGATTATTGGTTCAGAAGGCTATTTTCACGCTCAACCAAGCAATATTCCAACCAAAGTAGGCGTTAATTGGGAAGCATCCAAGCAAATTATGTATTACTTAAAGTCAATTGATGTCCGTGAGATGGAAAAATACACGGGATCAGACTGTTATAGCTTAAATCCTAAGTCAGATGGAATGTTTAACCCATTACCTGACGATGGATGGAAAACAAACTGGGTTAAAACTGCTTCCCACATGAAGGCTTGCAAAGGAATCGTTACTGTAGACACAGGTACGGCTCATCTTGCAGGTGCTTTGGGCGTTAAAACCATTGTTTTGCTACCTAAAGAAGAATTTGTATGCTGGCGGTGGAAGAATGGCCGTTGGTATGACAGTGTAGTTTGTTTAAGACCTAGTGAATATGACCAAATCCCTGACCTAATAAGGAGAATGTAATGGCTTTAGTAAAAGTCAAAGTAACTTGCCACCACTGCAAAGTAGAACACGAAGAATATGATGCAACGCAATACGATGACCGCGAGAAGTATCTAGCTTATTGGAATCTGCCATTTGAAGGCGAAGAAGCTGATAAAGCATGGCAACAAAAGCAAGAAATGACCCGCAGGGAAGCTCCAATGGTGATGTCAGACATTGAAGGTCATATATCTATGGCTGATGGTACTTGGGTATCTAGCCGTTCTAAGCATCGTGAGAACCTAAAACGCAACAATTGTATCGAATTAGGCAACGATGTCCCTATCCAACAGAAAAAGCATGAATTAAGCACTAAAGAAAAAGAACATCTTAAACGCACTATTGCCGAAGTAACCCACGCCAAATTACGATAAGGAGCATTAAATGAGTGAAGAATTAGACCGCAGAGAGATGTTAGAAGCAGCCCTTGAACAAGCCGAAGATGGCACTTTAGAAGCTCCTATCGAAAAGGAAATTGAAGTCAATGACGATCCAATCCAAGCCGAAAACGCAAGAGAAGAAGAATCCGAAGAAAACCGTGACGAAAAAGGTCGTTTCAAATCTAAAACCGAAGAAACCGATAGCCAAGACGATACCGCTGAAGAACCTGAATTGGTGGCAGAAGCTACTGATGAAGCTACAGAAGAAGTAAAGGTTCAACGCCCAACTACATGGAAAAAGGAATATGTAGAAATTTGGGACAAAATGGAAAAAGGCGAACCCCTTAAAAAGGAAGATTTTACCAAGTTTGCTGAATATGCCAACCAACGCGAAGCTGAATATAAGCGTGGTGTATCTGCCTACAAAGCTGAAGCTGACAATGCAAGACAATTAACCCAAGCCATTGGCCCATTTATTCCTGAACTTCAGGCTCAGAATATTCACCCAGTAGCTTGGATTAATAATCTTGGTCGCGCCCATATGATTCTGTCAAAAGCACCGTATCAGGAAAAAGTGCAGATGTTTCATAGACTTGCACAAGATTATGGAATACAATTGAACCAAGATAGTTTACAAATGCCTGAACAGGCGTATGTAGACCCGTATCAACAACAATTAATGCAACAACTTCAAGCTACCCAGCAACAAGTTCAGCAATTGTCAGCGATACGAGATCAAGAAGAAAATGCACGATTGACCTCAGAAATCAGTCGAGTAAGTAGTGACAAGGCGCGGTTTCCGCACTTTGAGATGGTAAGGGAAGATATGGCTCAATTACTTGAGCGAGGTTTAGCCCAAGACCTAGAATCGGCTTATGCAAAAGCTGTGCGTATGAACGATGAAGCTTACAAGCTAGAACAGGACAAACTCCTGAAATCGGCTGGTAATCAAGCATCTAAAGCACAACAAGTAGCAAAAGCTAAAGCAACTGCTGTTAGTCCAAGATCAGCTACTCCTAGCGGTCAGGTGTCTAAGACAGATGCAAAGGATAGACGCTCATTGTTATTGGCTTCTTTAGCTGATGCAGAGAGTGGTCGGGTTTAACTTAATTTAATAAAGGAAATATCATGGCATTTGCTAACTCAGCAATCACCGATATTATCGCTACCACCATTCAAAGTCGTAGCGGCGTATTGGCAGATAACTTGACACAAAACAACGCAATCCTTCAGCGTTTGAACGCTAAAGGCAATGTACAACCATTCTCAGGTGGTAATGTGATTTTGCAAGAAATCATGTACAACGATCCAAATACAAATAACGCTAACTCATACAGCGGTTACGAAGTATTGAACATCACTCCTGATAGCCCTATCTCTGCGGCTCAATACTCTATTACTCAGTACGCTGATAGCGTAACAATGAGTGGTTTAGAAATGTTGCAAAACTCCAGCAAAGAAGCAATCATCGACTTGTTAGATGGTCGTATGCAAGTTTCCGAAGCCCGTTTGTTGAACCGTATCTCTACTGACATCTATGGTGACGGTACAGGTAATGGCGGTAAAAACATTACTGGTTTGGCAGCAGCAGTTTCTACTTCTCCAACAACAGGTACATACGGTGGTATTAACCGTGCTAACTGGACATTTTGGCAGAACCAAGCAACTACTGGTGTAACTGGTTACGCAAACATTCAAGCTAAGATGACTGATGCTGCTATCAAATCCGTTCGTGGCACTGATAAAGTGGACACAATCGTTGCTGGTAACAACTTCTATTCTTACTATGTTCAATCTTTGCAAGCAATTCAGCGTATCGCTGGTGTAGAAGAAGGTGCTGCTGGTTTCGCATCCCTCAAATTCTACGGTGGTGGTATGTCAGCTGATGTTATCTTGGGCGGCGGTTACGGCGGTCAGGAAAACACAGGATATATGTATTTGCTAAACACAAACTACATCTTCCTGCGCCCACACAAAGAGCGTAACTTCGTTCCTATCGGTGGCGAGCGTCAATCGATCAACCAAGATGCTATTGTTAAGTTGTATGGCTGGGCTGGTAACCTTACTTGCTCAAACAGCTTCTTGCAAGGCGTTTTGACCGCTTAATCCATTGATTCGAAAGGAAAATATATCATGGCATATTCAATTACCCCTTTAGCTGGTATTGATCTTTACAATACAGCTAATACCAACCCTAATTCGGCTGGTACTTTGATCGCAACTTTTGGCCCTACTGGTGCTGAAGTGTTCGGTTCAGACGGCAAGCGTTATGTATTCGCGCAAGCTGGTGTAGCAATTGCAGCATCAACAGCTACTTGCGTTATCAATGCTTCAACATTCCAAGCAACTTTGGGTGCTGGTTCATACATCTCAGGAGCTTCTATGGCTTCAGGTGACTATGGCTGGTTCGGTATTGCTAGCGTTTAATAGTAATTTGTAGTAAAAACGAAGGGTTACCTCAAAAGGGTAGCCCTTTTTTTCTTTAATTAACCCTAACTACTTAGGAGATTTAAAAATGGCTTTACCAAGCGATGAGCAAAATGCTGATTCACGATTATCAGTTCGTTTCTATAAGCGAGCAATTAAGCAAGAAGATGCTTCCACGGAAGCTGGCAGACCAATTTACAAAGAGTTTGATTTCGTAAATATCTGCGTTGCTGGCGATAATCTCACCGAAATTGATACTTTTGCATTAGAAAACCATAAACAGCGTTTTCCGCTGCATTGGGCGCAATATATCAATAAATTAGGTAACGATAACGAAGGTTATGAGGGTACACCCCTTTCAGAATGGCCTTTAGTATCTAAATCACAAGCTGAAGAACTCCGTGGACTTAAATTCCACACGGTAGAAGCAGTGGCAAACGCATCGGATCAACAATTGCAACGGATTGGCATGGCAGCAGGTATGTCACCCTACGCATTTAGAGATAAGGCAAAATCATTTTTAAATTTAGCCGATAAAACAGCGGAATCTGACAAGCGCGATCAAGAAATTAACGCTTTGAAAGAAGAACTTGCCAAAAAGGAGCAAGAAACTGCTAAAATAAAGGCTGAAACAGATGCGAAGTTAGCCTTAATGCAAGAGCAGATGGCAACTATACTTGCCGCTGTTGGTGAAAAGAAACCCCGTAAATCTAAAACGGTAGCCACAGAGGAAGCTTAAATATGTCCACCACAATGCTCCAACTCGTACAGCAGGTAACTGCTGAACTTAACCTTGCCGTACCTTCATATGTAGTGGGAAACCCTAGTCAGGATGTGCAACAAATCCTAGCTTTGATGAACCGCGCTGGGTACGATTTGATTAAAGAGTACGACTGGCAAGCGTTGGAGGTGGAATATCGCTTTTATACAAACGCAATAACCACGACCTGCAATACTACGAATGGGACTTATTTACTTAATAACATTCCTAGTACGGCAGGGCTGGATAGCACTTATTCAATCGTTGGCACAAGTATTCCACAAGATACTTATGTTAATAATGTCATTGATTTAACTAGCTTAACTACTACCCAGTTAGCTTCTGCTACATCCGTAGGCGGTACAGTCACATTTAGTAAGACTATTTACCCACTACCAGCAGACTACGAAACCATTACAGATAACACCCACTGGGATAAGACTAAACATTGGCAGATGCTTGGCCCATGTGATGCCCAGCAATGGCAATGGCTTAAATCAGGATATATCTCAACTGGCCCACGGGTTCGCTGGCGTATTCTTGGCAATACATTCCAAATTTGGCCTCCTTACAACACCCAAGAGTATTTAGGATTTGAATATCGTTCTAAAGGCTGGGTAAGAAACGCCGCTGGTGATGTACTTAATAGCTTTCAAAACGATAGCGATACATCCGTGTTGGATAGCGATGTAATTGCCATTTTGACTAAACTCAAATACTTCCAAATCAAGTCATTTGATACGACTTCATTACAACAAGACTATATTCGGTATTTGAATGTGGCTAAAGCTAATGATAAGGGTTCTGCTACCCTGTCTTTTGCTCCACAACCAAGTGCTGTGCTTATTGGCTGGGCGAATATCCCCGATACTGGCTATGGGTCTTAATAATGACCGTAGCTAAAAAATTTACCGCAACAACTACTTCTGTACCCGCGCCCGTAGGTGGCTGGAATGGTAGGGATTCGTTAGCTAATATGCAACCGTTAGATGCGGTTCAACTGGTTAATTGGTATCCAACTCCAACCGATGTAACGATGCGTAAGGGTTATACCGTAGTATCAGTTTTGACTACTTCTACTGGCGTTAAGACCATTAGCAGTATTACCAATGTAAATGCAACCGCAACCTTAACCACAACAACGGCTCATGGTTTAGCTACTGGCGCGTATGTATCTATTACAGGCACAACTCCAGCAGCCTATAGCGGTGTATTTAAGATTACGGTTATTAGCACTACAGCATTTACCTATACGATGGCTTCTACGCCAACAGGTAATGCCACAGTCGTTGGTACATACCTAAATCAAGCAACAACCCCTGTTAATACGCTAATGAATTACACCAAAACTAGCGGATATAGCTTATTTGGGGCTGCTGGTACTGATATTTGGGATACTAAGCCTAACCCAGCAACTAAAGTATTTAGCGGTATAAGTAGCGATAAACTGCAATCAGTCAATTTAACCAATTCAGCAGGTCATTTTCTAATAGCTTGTAACGGTGTAGACCCTACAATGATCTACAACGGGACTTCTTGGTTCTATTTGGCAACTACAAGCACCGCGCAAACCATTAGTTCTATTACTTATGTAGGGAATGTAGCTACACTTACTACCGCTTCTCCACATGGTCTAGTAACAAACAACTATGTGACTATTACTGGCGCGACTGCTAACGACTATAACGGCTCTTATGTTATTACCGTAACTGGGGCTAATACCTTTACATACACAATGGCAACCACTCCTGCGGCAAACGCTACAGTAGTCGGAAGTTATACGGTTTTAGGCATTACAGGCGTAAACTCAAATCGCTTTATCAATGTCAATTTGTTTAAAAATCGCCTTTTCTTTACTGAAAAAGATAGCCTTACTTGCTGGTATTTGGATGTCAATTCGATTGCTGGCGTAGCCCAACCTCTTTATTTTGGTGGAATAGCGCGTAATTCAGGTTATCTGCAAGCAATGGGTACTTGGACACTTGATGCTGGTCAAGGTGCTGATGATTATGCTGTATTTGTAACCAGTATGGGCGAAACTATCGTTTATAACGGTACAGACCCTAATACTGCTGCAACTTGGGCATTAACAGGCGTATGGCAATTAGGTCAAACCTTTAATCGTAGATGTTTCTTTAAATGGTCAGGTGACCTGCTTTTGCTTACCCAAGATGGGTTAGTCCCACTTTCTTCAGCTTTGCAATCAAGTCGATTAGACCCTCGTATTAACCTAACCGACAAGATTTATTACCCTATTAGCGTAGCTGCAACCAATTACTATGCCAATTTTGGCTGGCAGATTAACTATTTTGCTTCTGAAAATATGTTAATTTTGAATATTCCAATTCCTAACGGGATTGAGCAATATGTAATGCACACCATTACTAAAGCATGGGCAAGATTTACAGGTATTCAAGGATATTGTTGGGAAGTATCAGGCGATGCCGATATGCACTTTGGTAGCGATGGAACGGTAAGCACCTTATTTAGTGCTTTATCTGATGATGGCAATAACATTAGCGCGACAGCCCAACAAGCCTATAGCTATTTTGATAGCGCAGGTCAATTGAAACGCTTTATGATGGTTAGACCCATTCTTCAGTCTACTGGAGGCGTACCAGCCGTTTTATGCGGTTTAAGCGTGGATTTTGATACTCAATCACAATTGGGCGCGGTATCTTTCAATCCTACTATTCAATCTGAGGGTATTTGGGATAATGCCACTTGGGACAATAATAAATGGTCAGGTGGTCTTATTACCACTAAAGTATGGCAGGGCGTAACAGGATTAGGATTTAGCGGTTCTATTAACCTTAATGCTGTAAGTCGCAATATTGAGCTACATTGGGCATCTACCGATTATGTAATGGAAAAAGGTGGCGTTCTTTAATGCGTAGGGTTACCACTGAAAACCAGCCTCATTTACGGGCTTGGATTACAGGCGTTTTAGGTACTAAATTTAGCGATTATGCGACTTTTATAGGTCAAGAAATCGATGGAGAAATAAAGGCTGTAGTGGCTTATGACAATATCTTAGATAAGTCTTGCATGATGCACACAGCCGCTATTGTGCCAAATTGGATTAGTAAGGATTTGCTGTGGGCTTGCTTCGATTACCCCTTTAACATATTGAAAGTTAAGGTTATACTAGCGTCAGTGGCTTCTACAAATGAAGAAGCGTTGAAGTTAGACCGACACCTTGGTTTTGTTGATAAAGCGTATATTGAAGATGCCCATTTGGATGGGGATTTAGTTATATTAGCTATGAGGCGTGAAAACTGTCGATGGATCGACTTAAAAACGCCTCTCAAAGGAGATTGATATGGGTGGAGGCGGCGGTTTATTAAGTCCGATTACGGATACATTGTTTGGGTCACCCCCAAGCCCTCCTCCTGCGCCTGATTATGTTGGTGCTGCACAAACTACTGCTGCTGGTAATTTAGCTGCTGCACAAGCCGCTACTTCTGCTAACCGTGTAAGTCAATATACCCCATACGGAAATCTTGTCTATAGTCAAAATGGCGTAGATTCGCAGGGTAATCCTACTTGGAGAGCAGATACAAGCTTAAATAGCACTGGTCAGCAACTTTTAGATACACAAAATCAAACCAGTTTAGGTCTTGGGCAAACAATCAATGCTCAACTTGGTAATGTACAAAATACAATGGGTAACGGATTTAATCCGCAAACAGGCCCTATTACTACTAATGCTGGTCAAGCTAATTTAAATCAATTATATGGTAATGCAAATTTAAGCCAAGTAGGACAAGGCCCACAGTTTTCACAAGCAGGACAAGCACAA